ATGAACATAAAAAGATTTAGTTATTCAGCACTTTTAGAAAAAAGTGAAGATTTAACTTATCGTAACCAAGTAACTGATATGGCAACAGTATTAATGACCTTTTTTAAAGAGAATCATTTAATTACAGTCGACCCCTTTAACGAAGATGGTAGCCTAAAGAAAGATAATTTCGCTTTGTATAATTCTGATTTTACGGAGTTCGGTAGGCTTTTATTTGAACAGTATGTTCCAAAATGGTCTGCCTATATAGATAATGGTGGCGATGTCCATAATACAGAAATATTGAAATATGGTTTAAATATATTGAATGTAAGAAGATTTAGTTATTCAGACCTTTTAAAAGCCAATAAAACTTTAAGTTATCGTAAGCAAGTAACTGATCTAGCAACAGTATTAATGACCTTTTTTAAAGAGAATAATTTAATTACAGTCGACCCCTTTAAGGAAGATGGTAGCCTAAAGGAAGATGATTTCGCTTTGTATAATTCTGATTTTACTAAGGTCGGTAGGCTTTTATTTGATCAGTATTTTCCTAAATGGTCTGCCTATCTAGATCGTGGAGGGGATGTTCACAATACAAAGATATTGGAAAAAGGTTTAAAGGCATTAACAAATAGGTAAATAAGACACCGAATTTTGCTACATTTGGCTGATACCCACAGTTCTTGCTAATCCAAATTTTAACCATCAGAGTAACCACGCCTCACCGCTGATAGATAAATGCTTTGATTACGACCACGCCAACAACTTAATCCAGCAGGTCAACGGCTATGATTACATCAGACAGCGTTGACAAAAAGGCTTTGCTAGAATCTGATTTACATAGCAAAACGAAAGGGTATAAGCGAAGTTCTATGCTGATAGCCATCAAAGGTAAGAATGAGCAATTAGCTAAAATAATTCACGAAATGGATTATATGCCGTGGAGTGCGGTATCCACGCCAAGAGGCATTTATGCCCACGAAATGGGACATGCATTGCATTATCATTATCGAGAGGAAATTGATGATATCATCTGGAAAGCGTGGGATCGTGGTTGGGCGCACGCAATTAGCAGGTACGCTCAACGTAATAAAATGGAGTTTGTAGCTGAGTCATTTTCGTTGTATATTGAAAATCCAGTTGAAGCAAAAAAACGTTTATATCCAGAATTATTTAAATTTTTTGAATCATTAGACAAAGGTGTGAAATGAAAAAATTTAAATCATTAATAGAGCAAGCTTCTCGATTGGTTAACACATCACCGCTTCCAGATGATGCAGAAGAACAATTGGAGAAAATAATTGAGCAGACAGATAATGAAACTGAAAAATTTATGCTGGCCAGTTTTGCTGAATCTCTTTTTGTGAAAAGACATTCATAACCCAATCACCCAAACCGCTTCGGCGGTTTTTTTTACATCTAAAATAAACACGAGGTAAAGCATGACACTTAAAAGTGTAAATGTTTTATCTGTCGTTAATAGTAAATCCAAAATATCAACGCAAATCATTGACGGGAAAGAGCACATTGTTATCAATGATGTGGTCCCTATCGTGGATGATATTGTCATGAACGGAATTTTCTATCCGGCAGATGAAATTAACAAATCGTACATGACATTGAATGATAATTTAATGCCGTTAGACCACCCACGAATAAATAACGAGAATGTTTCGGCGTTAAATCCGCAGGCTATTAATAACTTCTATATTGGTGCTTGGGGCAGAAATGTTCGCAAATCTAACGATAAGGTGTTAATGGATGCCTATATCGATAGAAAATTTGCTGAAAGTACCGAAAAGGGGCGAATGCTTGTGAATCGGCTTGATGACATGATGAGTGGGAAAAACACCACACCAATTCATGTATCAACAGGGCTAACCTACACACCTGATAATCAATCAGGCACATCAAAAGGCAAACGGTACAAGTCAATAGCTCGAAACATGAAGTTTGATCATGTCGCAATACTACCAGACAAACAAGGTGCGGCCACGCCAAAAGTACAAAACTTTGAGGGTAAAGGCATTACTAATCATCCGCACACCAATCAAGTGGATTTAAGTGCGTCTGGTTTGAATATTGACTTAACATCAACAGCCACAAGTAACGACGATATTATTAATTTCTTCACAAAAGACTTTGTTGTCATTCTTGATGCTAATTTAGTGTCAGAACAATTAAAAGTCTTTATCTCTCCTGAAATTGAGCGCCGTTTAAATCTTCCTTACTCTAATTCAAATGGATTTAAAGAGGGGACAGTAAAAGACTATATTTTACGTTACTCAGCGCACATTGGTTCATTCACTAAAACATTTGAGTTAAAAGGCAACCACTTCATTGGTTACGTTCGTAATGCTCAGTACATTAAAACCCGTATTGCTGCGCCGATTGGCTCGTTCATGAAGCAACGAATCAACCCACATGACAACTATCAAACACTGGTTTGGTCAGCGTTTGGCTTGCAAATCAAGCGTGACTTTAATGGTAAAAGCAAAGTCTTTAACGCTAGGGGGTAGTTGATGAAATTACGGGTAACTAAACGCGGCTGTTTCGGCCGCATTGATGGTGCGGTAACTGAACTACCTATTGGACATGAGTTCCACGCTACAGACATTCCTACTGCTTTTATTGGGCGTGTAATTGTGTTAGAGCAGCAATCTGTTGAAGTTGAAGCAGACAAAAAGAAAAAGGGTAAATAATCATGTCGGTACAGGTAACCGCAGAAGACGTTAATCAAATGTTATCAGAGCTTGGTTGTTCTGTACCGAGCATTGTTATTAACGCAATCCTTAATAAGGTGAATTCAATCAGTGATTGCTTGGTTGCTCATAATTATTCAGAAGCCGACCAGCTTTTGATACTGATTTACTCAGCTTGTTTACTGGCTCAAATGCAAGGAGCAAGAAAAATCGCATCACAATCAGCACCAAGCGGTGCGTCAAGGTCATTTAAATATGATGACGTGGGTTTTAAATCCATGTACTCATTGCTAAAAAATCTTGATGTCCACGGCTGTACTGATTGTCTGGGCATTTCATGCTCAAAAAAAACATTTTTTTAGTTGTTGGAGGTAGGGATGAGTAATACAGCGAATTGGGCGTATACCGCTAAGGCAACGCTTTGGCGTGTTTATGGTGAGAATGAATATGGTAAAAAAATATTTCATCCTCCAGAGTTAATTTATTGTGATTACGGTTTTGATTCAGCGTTAAAACTTGGGGATATCGGTAGTGGATTTGTTATCAAAAACACGTTTTGGACTGAATATTCACAAGCCAATCAGGGGGATTTTATTCTAGTTGGCGAGTCGTTAGAGGTAGACCCAATAAAAGCTGGAGCAGACGAAATCAAGCATATTATTCGATATGCGGATACATTTGAACGAATAGCTGATGATTATGCGCTTATAACAGGAGTTTAGGATGGCGGTTAAGGTCAAAGTAACAGGCATCAATGAGTGTATTAACCAATTAAATAAAATTGTTGGTGACGTTCAAAGCCGCAGAGCGGTAAGAGCTATTCATTCGGTATTAATAATTGGTGGAGGACGAGCAGCAACCTACACGCCAGTCGGTGATACCTCTAATTTAATCAATAGTCAATATCGTGAAGTGGTTTTTAACGGTAGTCATTTGATTGGTCGAGTTGGTTATACGGCTAATTATGCAGCATATGTTCATGACCCTAATCGCCCGATGAAGTTCAGATTAGCCAGAGCTAAAAAAGAGTTCTTGTATAAAGGTTTTGAAGATGAGAGAGAAACAATTGACATGGTGATGAGAAAAGAGTTGCATATATGAAAATGTATATTCGAGTGGCTGATTACCTCCAAAATGCAAGGTTAACTGAGGGATTTACTGTTCAATATTTAAGTGGCGAGATACAAAAAATAAAAGCAGTAAATTCATTGTATTTCGCCCTAATGGTGGTTCAATACTGAAAGCTTATTTAGGTAATGAGTATTACACGTTAGTCGATGTTATTGGTGTAGTTAATGATATTGAATCAATTGATAATCACGTCTCAGTAATAGCTGATTACATCAAAAACAATCCTTACACTGATATACAGGGCTTGTACAAATTGTTGGCGCATGAGCTATATATCCTTCTCTCTAACTCTATGGGCGAGCTGGGTTATAGCACGCAAAGCACGATATCTTATATTGATACGCTATCTAACTTGATGACCATCAATAAAACAAGTGCAATCGGTGCAGAATCAGCTATCAACGCGTTAACCAAAGCGCAGATGAAAGGTAAGCTTGCTGGTGTTGAGGCAATGACGGTATTTAGTAATATGCCTAGTGTTTTAGGAACATTAACTAATTACCTCAAAAAGAACGCCAAATCAACAAAAGAAGCTGAGAAAATAACAGAGCAATACGTAAGTTAGCCACTGACGGTAAATTATCTATTGCAAACTTTTACCGATGCGCTTATAGATTCTAATGCTGAGCTGGATTCACTTGCTGATAACATGCGAAATACGGTACAAGACGGCATCAACCGTGTTACCAATAATTTAAAAAAATATTTGGGCGAGCTTAATAACTCAACTGGCGCAACAAAAGTTTTAGTTGATTCGTTGATTTTGATGTCTCAACATGTTGACATCTTGATGACTGGTGTTGGTGCTTTAGCTGCTATCTATGCAGGAAAATACATCACACACCATTAGCTAGTGCGACTAAGCAAGGTGCTGAGAAAGTGATTAATGATATAAAACTTGCTCAAGCTGAAAAAGCGGCAGCGCAAGCAGCACTACAGCAAGCACAAGCTGAGCTTGTTCACTTAAGAGCTGTGCAACAATCATTATCAGCACAGCTAAAACTAGCACAAACCGAAAAAACTAGAAACGCAATTAGAAAACAGTTAAAAGCTAACACTGACGCCTTAACTGCAGCTACAAATCAGCAAACAGCAGCGCAAGCAAGACTTGATGTAGCAATGAAAGCAACGTCTTTCGCGGCTAATGGCTTGCGTTCAGCTATGGCGTTACTTGGTGGACCCGCTGGTATGCTATTCCTCGCAGCTGGTGCACTATCAATGTGGTCAAGTAAAATTGATGAAGCTAAGCAAAAATCATTAGAACCCGGCGACAAAGTAGATCAGTTACGAGAAAAATACAAATCTTTAAATCAAGAGCAAAAACAACTTGAGCTATCAAGATTAAAAGTTTTTTTTGATAAAACAAAAGAAAGTATTGACTGGCAAATTGTTGCTGTTAAAGAGTTAAAAGCTGAGTATGAGCAATACAAACGTCGAGCCGCAGGCGCACTGAACAGCATATTTACATCACAAGAGGGTTTAAATGAAGCTCAGAATAAATATCTAGAAGCAAGTGATAAACTAAAAAAATCTCAAGAAAATTTAGCAAAAGCAGAAAAAGCACGTAGTGATATCGAATCGGGAGCAATCGAAAAAACAAATGAAGCGACCGAGGCAAACAAAAATCTATCAAAAAGTTGGGATAAAGTATCGCAATCAGAAATAGATAAAAAATTAGCAAGCTTATCCAAGGAACTTGATATTGCTCAGTTGAAAGCCAAAAAAAATAGTGAAGCGGCATTTGTACTTGACGGACTTTATTCAGCTTTGGGCGATAGTGCTAACGAATATCGAGAAGATCTAATGGCGCTGGATCTTGGACAAACTAACTTTACTAAGCTATCAAATGATCAAGCTGCTGCATTACAGCCGCTGATAGCGCTATTAAAATCATTATCAGCTGAAAACGAAAAGCTAAACGCTAGTAAAAAAAGCGGGCGAGGCACAACAAAATCATACGCAGAGGAAATCAAAGAACTTAGCGATAAGTTGGAAGTTGCTAAACTTGAGGCTCAAGGGCTTACTGTTGAATCTGAATTACTTGCTATTACTCAAAAAATGGGTAGCAAAGTTACAGCGAAACAAACTGAAGAGCTTAGAAAGCTAATCGAAGCATCACAAGCTTATAAAGAACTTGGTTCATTAAAAAGCCCGATTGAAGCTGAAAATGATGCTTATAAAAAGTCTAAGGATTCATTGGATAAATTACAAAAGCTAGGTGAAATAAAAACTCAAGAAGAATACAACGCTAAACTTGAACAAGTAGAAAAACAGCATCAAATCAACATGGCTAAAATTAAGTCTGAAGCTGTTGTATCTAAAATTGACGACGCTGTAGCACAAATTGACCCAGTCCAAGCCCTTAAAAATGAAAATGATAGAAAACTTGCTTTGATTCAAGAGTTTGAAAAGCAGAAATGGATCACCGAAGAAAACGCAATAGCATTGCGTGAAGCGGCTAATCATCAGTATGAGCAAAATAGGATAAATGCACAGTGGGAAATATGGCGAAATCAGAGTGATGCTAACGAGTTTTTAGCGTCATCACTTGAGGGATTAGCAAGTAGTGCGACAAGTACGATATCGGGACTGATGTCTGGCACAATGACAGCAACACAAGCAATGCAGAACTTTGCTAATGTGATTTTGAACGAAGCTATCGGATCACTTGTTCAAATGGGTATGCAATACGTCAAGAACGCAATTGTCGCTAAAACAACTTCGGCAGCAACGACCGCAGCTCAAGTACTTGAAGCTCAGACGCTAGCTTTAGCATATGAACCGGCGGCAATGAACGCATCTATTGCCACACAAGGCGCAGCAGCAGCGATAGGCGCAGAGGCATACGCAACGGCTATAAAGCGTTGGGTATAGCTGGTGCGCGTAAAAATGGTGGTCCCGTAGATGTTAACTCAATGTACCGTGTTGGCGAGGGAGGAAAACTTGAAATCTTGGTAGCAGGCGGTAAACAGTATTTAATACCTGGTGAAAACGGGCAAGTATTAAGCAATCGCCAAATCACTTCTGGTAAAGGTGGAGGTTCAGTAATAAACATGACATTTAATACACCGATTCATCTAGACGGAAATGGCAGCATGTCAGAACAAGACGGACAGCAACTAGCTAAAAACATTGAGCAAGCTATCCGTGCGCAGATTATGAAAGAACAAAGACTACGGGGCTGCTAAATCGGCGTTGATTTTATAGATGAATTTTCATATTTTCACCAAAAAAACCGTCAGGAAAGATATTGATTTTATTAAAGTTTTTTGATGTTTTTGAGAGTAAACTAAACAACCCTTTTTTTAATCGCTTTTTTAATTCATTGAAAAATATAGATTAATTTAAGCACCAGAAAAAAGGGTCATTTTCGGAGAAATGGTTAAATTTTAGTTAAAACAAAAGGCTATGTTTGATATAATCTAGTTCACCGCTGCACAAGCGGTTTAGAAAATTTTGCATGTAACGGACCTCTGGGTCTTGCCGTTCACCGCTGCACAAGCGGTTTAGAAAACGTTACCTAAGTTTTTTATATAGACATTATTGTTCACCGCTGCACAAGCGGTTTAGAAAGCGACAAATGGACATACCCGGCCGATCATTGCGGTAAAAAAATCTACTCAATAGAAAATGGTGCAGAATCAACAGTAACAGAAATTGGCGATATTCCAAGTAATTACACTCTGTTAAAACCAAACTCCGAATTTGATAACTGGAACGGTGAAGCGTGGGTGTTAGATGAAAACAAACAGCATCAGCATTACATAGCTGTAGCAACAGCACAGAAAAAACAGCTATTAAGCGAAGCAACTACGCAAATTGATTATCTACAAGATGCAATCGACACAGAAATAGCAACTGATGAAGAAAAAGCATTGTGCGCAGTATGGAAAAAATATCGTGCGTTATTAAATCGTGTTGACGTTGATACTGCGCCAGATATCGATTGGCCAGAAAAACCACAGTAATTATAGATGTTCTGATCAGATTTAGTTTTTATAACACGGTCAATAAAACAAACGCTTGAGTTAATATTATGAATGACTTAATATTTTGACACTTTAATTTTATGTAAATATTACGATGAATAATATAACTTCTTTTAATAGTTTAAGATTTTTGTTGGCCTTGTTTATTTGCTTATTTCACACTCAAGGAATATTAGCTAATGAAACAGGATATAAATATTTTAGATCGGCTCACTTGGCTGTTGACTGTTTTTTTGTTTTGTCTGGTTTCTTGCTGGCCAGATCGTTTTATTTAAAATCGCTATACACAGAAAACCCTACAGGGTTAATAGATTTTTTTATATCTAGAATAAAACGGCTGTATCCAGAATATTTATTTTGTATGATTTCATTATTTATTTTAATGAGATGTTTAAAAGTTGACATGGGTAGCGCTAAAGCATTTTTTTTGAATTTTATTATGGTTACTGATGTTAGCGGAATTCAGACAATGTTACTGGGGGCTTGGTACGTTGTTGTCCTATTTTGGGTTAGTTGTTTTTTGTATGCATTAATGTATTTTTTTAAAGAAAAAGCGCTTCAATTATATATTCCATTATTATCATTTTCGTGTCTATTTTTTTTAACATCAAACGCAGGTGCAGTTTCAGGTTATTCTGTACCAACGGTATTAGGTTTTTTATCACAGGGAGTGGTAAGAGGTTTTTTAGGCCTATCGGTAGGTATTTTTGCTTACATGATTGCGGATTATATAAATAAAAATGATTGGAACTGTATAAACAAAAAAAAGATCCATTGCATTCTAATTTTTTTAGAGTTACTGTCTATTGCAGGGCTATTGATGCTACTGTGTAGTAGCAAAAAAGGGAGTTTTCACGATTTCAATATCTATTTCGCATTTACGTTTATTATAATATTACTCTTTTATAAAAAAGAATTTTTCTTACGATTTTTATCTAATCAGTTCTAGAAAAAATTGGGGATATATCGTATATACTGTACTTATCACATATTTCACTAATGTTTTGTTTAAAAAAATACTCAGTATTTTTAGATATGAATGTTGTATTAATATTTGTTTTATCAATTATTATTAGCGTTGTTTTTGCGGTAATTTTATATTTTTCTTGTAGATTGTTGAGATCGTTTATAATAAAACAAATTATTGTAAAATAAGGTATTTATAACTACAGGATCGCTGATGTTGTTTCTGTAGTTACTATTTAATACACTAAATTTTAATCTTTATCACATATCAATCTTCAACTTACAATACTCAACAGCATCATGTAGCATCACAAAATCAGCGATATCGTATAGCATTTTTGCTGTTTGATAGAATACATAATTGTGCTCGTCGTCGCTATTGATAATGTAGCATTCGGCCCGTAATTTCATTTTCGTAATCTTCGGGCGACATGCGTATGTAAATTGGTAGTGTGTAGTTTATTGTTATCATAATAAGTAAAGTGTTAATTTGTTATGATTATTAATAAACTGAGTTACAAATAATTATTTTCTTAATTGTTCTAATAGCAACAGAATAGATACTTAAGCAGTTAAATTTTATAAAACATTAGAAATTGATTTAAATCGTTGATTTTAATGGCGTCCCCTACAGGATTCGAACCTGTGACCTACGGCTTAGAAGGCCGTTGCTCTATCCAGCTGAGCTAAGGAGACTTAGATAGGTTTCTTATTTAGATGTTGTGTATTATATAAAGCTATTTCGATACGTCAATGATTTTTAATGGCCTATTATATCGGATAGATAAAATATCATCAATTTGGTTTTTTATTAGAGTCGTTGATGTTTTGTTTTAATCATAAGCTTTCTTTACATTTTTAACTGTTAGCAAATTATATAATAGACCTATGTAATTAAATGTCGAATATTGTTGTTAATAATATTCAGTTTTTTATACATTCTAGTAATTAATTTTGGCATAGTAATATCTCGTTATGATTTAGTTAAATGATGACTTATAATGCTTTTTTAGCAATCTTTTCCAGTAGACTGTTATTATGACTCTCGAATTGTCCTTTAAGGTATCTTTTATCAACTGATAAGATAAAATAGAGCCTAAAAGATTATTAGAGAAATAATTTAT